GCATCGCCCACCTGCATCTGACAATGGATGAGGTGGGCTTAATGCCGTTTGGCTTATTACTCGACCTATGGGAATGCCACAAGCAGTATAACGGGCTGGCAAAACCCAAACGGGAGATGTTCATCGATGACATTATCCCAGACGGCATCTGATGAAGGAGGTGGTATAGATGGCAGATGATTTTGGTCTGAAAATTGGCCTTGAGGGCGAGAAAGAGTTCAAAAAGGCCCTCTCTGAAATCAACCAGTCCTTCAAAGTCCTGGGTTCGGAGATGAAGGTGGTACAGTCCCAGTTTGATAAAAATGACAATTCTGTGGAAGCCCTCACCGCCAGAAACCAGGTGCTGAATAAGGAAATCGAAGCCCAGAAGCAAAAGATTGAGACCCTTCGGTCGGCTCTTGCCAACGCTGCGGAGTCCTTCGGTGAGAATGACCGCCGCACCCAAGCCTGGCAGATCCAGCTGAACAATGCCACGGCCACCCTCAACGATATGGAGAGGGAACTCGACCGTAACAATGCGGCTCTGGATGATGCCGAGCGTGAGATGGACGATGTGGCTGACAGTGCCGATGATATGGGCGAGGAAATCGATGATGCCGCTGACTCTGCGGACAAGTCCAAGGGTAAGTTTGAATCTCTGGGCAGTGTCCTAAAGGGCATCGGTGCAGCGATGGGTGCCGTGGCTGTGGCTGCTGGTGCGGCGGCTGTATCTCTGGGCAAGGAAGTCATCGCTGCCTATGCTGACTATGAGCAGCTGGTCGGTGGTGTAGATACTCTGTTCAAAGAGTCTTCCCAGGAACTCCAGACCTATGCCGCCAATGCCTATAAGACCGCTGGTATGTCTGCCAACGACTATATGGAGACAGTCACTTCTTTCTCCGCATCGCTGATCCAGTCGCTGGGCGGTGATACGGAAAAGGCAGTGAAGTATGCAGATATGGCGATTACGGATATGTCCGATAACGCCAATAAGATGGGTACGGACATGAGCCTTATCCAGAACGCATACCAGGGCTTTGCCAAGCAGAACTACACCATGCTGGACAACCTCAAGCTGGGCTATGGCGGTACCAAGACGGAGATGGAGCGTCTGCTTGCGGATGCACAGGCCATTTCCGGCATTGAGTATGATATTTCGTCCTATGCCGATGTGGTGGAAGCCATCCATGTTATCCAGGAGAGCATGGGCATTGCCGGAGCGACCGCTGCGGAAGCGGAAGGTACGATTTCCGGCTCTATCAACGCTCTGCAGGCAGCACTCCAGAATATGTTGGTGGGCTTTGGTGATGCGGATGCCGATATGGAACTGCTCTGCCAGAACATGGTGGATGCGCTCCAGAACGTCATTAAGAACATCACCCCTGTTATCGAAAACATGGTGAAAGTCCTGCCTACGGTAACGGGTGCGCTTCTGGATGCCTTTGCGGATCTGCTTCCGACTCTACTCCAGACGGTGACCGACCTGTTTTCCCAGCTTCTGAATACCATCCTCACATTGCTCCCACAGCTGATTCCGGCTGTGGTGGAAGCGGTGATGACCATTGTCCAGGCACTTATCGATAATCTGCCCCTTTTGGTGGATGCCGCCGTTCAGCTGGTGGTGGCACTGGTGGAAGGCATCGGTATGGCTCTGCCCCAGCTTATCCCTGCGGCAGTCCAGGCAATCATCACCATCGTGGAAGGGCTGATTTCAAATCTGCCCCTTATCCTGGATGCGGCACTTCAGCTGATTATGGGTCTGGCAGAAGGACTGCTGACGGCGATCCCTGTGTTGATTGAGGCTCTGCCTACCATCATCCAGGCTATCGTGGATTTTGTCATCGGTGCGATTCCCCAGATCATCCAGGCTGGCATTCGGCTTCTGACCTCACTGGTATCTGCACTGCCGGAAATCATCACTGCCATTGTGGCGGCTATCCCTCAGATCATCGAGGGCATCATTACGGCGGTGCTGGACAGCATTCCCCAGCTGGTACAGGCAGGCATTGACCTTCTGGTGGCACTTATCCAGGCGTTGCCGGAGATCATCACCACCATTGTGGGCGCAATCCCGGAAATCATCGGTTCGATTGTCAACGCCCTAATAAACAGCATTCCCCAGATCGTTCAAGCTGGTGTGGAATTGCTGATTTCTCTGATTAAGAACCTGCCGACCATCATTGCAGAAATCGTAAGGGCGATACCGCAGATTATCACGGGAATTGTCAATGCGCTGGGCAAGGGTGTGTCCCAGATTGCAGAGGTCGGCGCAAACCTTGTCCGTGGATTATGGCAGGGTATCCAGTCTTTGGCTTCCTGGCTCTGGAACAAGGTATCCGGCTGGATTTCCTCTATCTGGGATGGAATTTGCGACTTCTTTGGAATCGCGTCTCCGTCCAAGGAGATGGGCTGGGTTGGTCAGATGCTGGTGGAAGGTCTGGCTGGTGCTATCAATACTAACGGTAAGGATGCAGTGGCAGCCGCAGAGGGCATGAGCAAAGACATCAATGATGTAATGCACAACCTGGCGGATGATATGACCACGGCTCTGCCTACCGAGTTCAATGTCAACGGCACGGTCAACCGTAACGATACGGTGGCTGGTGCTGGCTTTGGCGGCGGTGCCCTTATCACTATCCAGCAGATGATTGTAAGAAGCGAAGAGGACATCCGAAAGATTTCCCAGGAACTCTACAATCTGATTCAAAGCGGGTCCCGTGCACAGGGACATTTCACTACAGCGTAAAGGAGGGCTTTGACCTATGGGATTTTCCTATAACGATATTACTTCGGCCAGCATGGGCATCAAAGCCCGACTGACCTCCTGGCAGGTGTGTGGTAAACTTCGTAACTTTACCACCACTGTGCCGGGGAAATATGGTGTTGCAGATTTCGGTGCGGACTTCGATTACCGTGAGATTACCGCCCACTGCAGCATCTACCCGAAACACAGCTTTGCTGCACTGGTGTCGGCTCTGGACGATATTGCCGTATGGCTTGACCCCATCCAGGGACTTCGACAGCTGATATTCGATGATGTGCCGGACAGGTATTTCATGGCCCGACTGAATGATGCCGTGGACTGTGAAAGGCTTGTCCACGCATCCGGCAGCTTTGAACTAAAATTCTTTTGCCCCGACCCTTTCGCCTATGCGATTACGGACGAGACCTTTTCCATCACGGAAGCCGGAACACATACCGTTGCCCGTGTCATCGGAAATGTGGAGTCCCTTCCGCTGTACCGCATTGAGGGCGAAATGACACCGGGAGCAAGTAACTATATCAGCATCACTACCAACGGCTCGGAACTGAAGATCGTCAACGCCACCTTGTCTGCTGGCGAGGCTCTGATTGTCGATACGGACAAAATGACCGCTTATGTGGTGGATGCAAATGGAGATACCTTAAGAAATGGTCTGCCGTACCTGCAGGAACTCAATTTTCCGACCCTGCACGTGGGCGACAATACGGTAACGGTCGAAGTCAGCAATGCGGCTCTGACCGAACTGAAAATCCAGGCAAAGAGCAGATGGAGGTGATGGCATGGCTCTGAAAGGAATCCTGAATACACAGACGGACTTCACGGGTGAGTTTCCGGCAGAGTATGCCGCCTCTGGTCTGTGGCGAATGAACGAGTCTGCACCAGATGAAGATAACGCCCTCGCGGATACGTCCGGCAACGGTCGTAGAATGGTCATCGTCAACTGGTCTGGAACGACTGCAAACCTTAATAAAAGCCCCAAGGGTCGCCAGCTACGGTTCAATATCAATAACCCGACCTCTGAAAAGACCCACCTGCAGGTGACCAATGACGGCAGTATTTTTGCAAACCTCGGTGAGCGCATCATCGTGGGTGGCTGGATGTGTCCGACCACTTATTCTGTGGGAAATACATTCTGTCCCATCTTCAATACCAGATACGGTCCAGGGCAGCCGATCTTTTATCTGTCGCTGTATTCCGGCAAGCCCAGAATCATGCTCTACAACTCTGCTGGAAGCCTTATCCTCGACCAGTCCTTGACCCCATCGTTCAAGCTGGCAAATGGTGACTGGTATTTCATTGCCGGGGTCATTGAGCCAAACAACAAAAAGTTCACCTATGTGGTAGGGGACCGTGCTTTCGGCATTGTGTGGAAGTCCGATGTGCTGACCTTTACTGGGGAACTGAACCGTTCCTGCGTTGCTGACCTTGTCATGGGTATGCACGCTGATACCTACTATTACGCTGGCGGTTTTGATGACTGGTTCCTGGACTGTGATTCTCCGCTGACAGCTGATGACCTGGTGGAATATTTCAAAGCCACTCTACTCTGCAACGGCGGCGACAGTAGTTCCGATGTGGATGCGCTGACCAATGCCAACGGCGTGACTTTGAAAGCGACCGATGGCGTGTATCCAGAAAGCGGTATTGTCTACACCAAGGCGATGGCCTGCAATCTTTCCGGCACAGGCAAGGTATCTGTGACCAGTGAGTATGTGGCTGGTACAACTTCCGTAACGGACATTGAAACCTCCACCAGTGATGATTTGGAGGATTGGAGCGACTGGATCGGCATTGCCGCCGATGGCAAGTTACAGTCCCCGAACCGAAACTATATCCGATTCCGTGTCACGCTGACCACTTCGGATACGAGCCTCACTCCCAAGCTGGTGGATGTGCGCCTTTATGATATTCCGAAAGCACCTTATGAGAAAATCGGCTATGCCCGTCCTGTGGTGCTGGATGATAACGGAGCGTGGGAAGCCATTCTGGAGAACGCCTATGACATTATCGTGACTGGCGAGATCAATGGTGAGGACACGCTTTCTTTCTGCATTCCATACCGTGATGGTAAACGCAAGTACATCGACAATGAGAAGAAGATCCAGATCGTTGACGATGTGTATAAAATCCGTACCGTCACCGATGTGAAGGATAGCACTGGCAGCACCATTACCCAGGTGTATGGGGAGGCGGAGTTTTACGATCTGACCTTTTCCGTCCGTAAGGAAGAAAAGAAGTTCGAGGCAGAAACCGCAGGAGCCGCTATGGCCTATGCCCTTGCCGGAACGGAATGGAGCGTTG